TCATCGCCAAGGCCTCGAGGAATATTCGGAATCAGGAACCACGGTAACGGGAACGCTGGCATACGTCGACGCGGCGTTGACGACAGGCTGAGCCTGACTGCTGGCCACGCCCGCCGCCGTACTGGCCGCTGACGCGTCCCGCCCGGCCGCGGTCGCGGCTGAACGATCAGGGATCGCAGGGTCGAAGACGCCGTACTCAACGTAGGCCATGCAGGCCTCAAACGAGATATCGAGCCGCGAGCCCTGCTGACTGTTGCAGCGGCAGCCGTAGAGCTTGCCCTCGCGGTAGCCAGTCACCATGCGCTTGGCGTTCTTCTGGATGAAGTAATCGTCCCTGGACGACACACAGAACGGCTTGGGATACGCCACCGGCTTGGTGATCTCGTCATAGATCGGTGCCGAACTGGGCACGTCAGGGATACGCGGAAGCCGATCAGCGATGTATTGCGCCTTGCTCGCGTGCTGCTCAGGAGCTGGACCAGCACCCAGCGGCGAACCCTGTTTGACCTCGGCTGGCTTGGCTACCTCAACAACCGGTTCATCATGCTTTGCATAGCGACTCCACCAGATTTTGCCGACGCCCAGTGCGAGCAGCACCGCGCAACCAATCAGCACATACATGGCCTTCGGAGCCTTGAACTTGAAGTGGTGGCCAGTGCCTTCCTTGACCGACTCGTAACAGCCGAAATAGGTCTTATCGATCAGCATCCTGGACGACTGGCCGTTCTCAAATTCCAGCTTGTTGCCGTTGACGCCAAGCTCCGGTTTCTCGAACTCCCAGCGCTTAACCACCTGACCCTTGCCGCCCCGGTAGTAATGGATATGGCTGTTGCACAGCTCGCGCATGTGAGCATCGATCAACTTCGGGCTCTGCGTGATGCAGTGCAGTTCGTGGCCGTCCTTACGCATGATTTCAAGCCGGCTGGCGTACTCAGGAACCTTGGAGCCCTGCGGCCGCGTGCGGAACCAAGTCTGCGCCTCATCGATCACGATCATGGCGTTAGCTGGCAGCTCGAACCATTTTTCCGGCGTGTCGAATTCGACCCATTCAGCCTTGATGGCCGGGTGATCCGGCTTGAATTTCGTGATGTTGCAGTAGTAGACCTTGCGGCCTTCGCGAGCCGCCTTCTCGTCCAGTTCCTTGATCGTATTGAGCGTCTTGCTGTGGCCCTGCAGGCCCGTACGGAGCACGAACATGGTTAGCCACCCTTCCCTACGCTGCCCAGCTTGGAAATGCTGCCAGAGGCCTTATCGAGGCCAGCAATCGTGGCGCGAGCAGTGACCGCCCCAAGCATGATATTCACCGCGACATCGATCTTGGCCAGGCCGAACAACGCGAGGTACGCGGCACCGTTCGCGCCGATGTTATGGATGACTGCATCACGCACCTGATCCATGAGCAGCGTGATGCCGGTATAGGTCACCATGCCGACGCCGATAGCCGTCAGGACCTTGGCCACCAGCGGGCCGAGGATCGAGCTGAGAAACGAAAAAATCGCTACGAATTGCATATCAGGCACCTCCGCCAATGCCGCGACCGACATAGATCGCGAAGAACAAACTCGCCATGCCGACAATCACCGGAGCCAAGCCAGTAGCAAGGTCGCAGGTTGGTTGCCAGCTCAGTTCGGTACTCACAGCGCCACGAGTCCGAAGGTTGATGTGGATCGGTGCAGGACAGGACGCAGGAAGCCAGCGAGCAGCGCCGATGGCAGACGAGAACAGGCCACCAACGTCGTGGTCATCCTCAGTCAGCTGGTACTCCGCCTTGGCAATCTCGGACTCAATGCCGGGCTTGGCGTCCTCGTAGTTCCAGGCGCAGCGGGATTCCTTCTCTTGCTTGAGGATGGCGCACTGGATGACGTCGCCGGAGCACGCCAGCGGCTGTCCACACTGGTCGCCAGTAACTTCATCCTCGGCTTCCTCTTCGTCCTCCTGATCGTCCTTGCCCTCTTCGCCCGTTCCAGTTTCGTTCTTACATCCAGGGCCGGAGCAACTTGATGAACTTCCGCCATCACTTCCATCAGCATTGGTCTTGCCAGTGTTGTTATTAACCGTTGTCGTAGTCGTGCAAGAGTTCACGCCAGTGCAAGTGGTCGTTGTAGTAGTCGTAGTGGTCGTAGTTGTTTTCGAGCCATCACCATTAGTAGTTTCGGTAACGTCAGTTTTCTTCTCGCTATCGGTCTTGTTCGGGCTCGGCTTCTTAACCGTGCAAACAACTTGCCCGTTGGCCGTGCCGCAAGACATCTTTCCGGGCTCTTTGAACTTGTCCGTAGCAACACAGGAGTAATGAACGCGACCCTCGGCGTCAGTAACTTTGTTCGTGCACTCATTAGTCTTAGATGCGCTGGGTTTATCGTCAGACGGCGCAGCCGCATCAGTAGCGCCCGACTCGCACTTAGAGCCAGTACCAAGGTAGGAGTAGTTCTGCCAAAGGCCGGCAGGATCGCCATTCACGAAGCGATAACCGTCGCCAGTCGAGGCGGGACGGCCATAGCCACAGCCGCCAGAACACAGGGCTGGCGGGGGTTCCTTGTAGTTCGAAATCTTGCCGTTCACCACGTCGGCGAACTTGTGGGCGTGCGGGATTTCCTTGCCGGAGCTGGCGGCGCACTGATCTGGCGGCGGATCATCACAAGCGCCTGTTGCAGAATTATAAATCTTCGGGGGAGTACAGGCTGTTCCGTTCCTATACGCGGATGTATACAAATAATCACGATCATCGTTATCGCCGTAGCGATATACGCACTGTGCACTTCTACCATTCGCCGCCATATCAACCCGCTTAAAGCGCGGATAAACAGCCTGGCACGCAGCCACAGCAGAAGGCCACTGACCGCCAGTGCCGCTTATAGTCCAGTAATAATCAGCTGACGCAGAAGCCGACCATATAGCAAGTAAGAAAAAGAATATCCGGCGCATATTAAATCCGCCCAAAGAAGAGAATCGCGAAAGCGACAGTGACAACTATCAGGGAATATTCAGCGGCCGACATATACCAATCTCCAGAAAAAAAGAACCCCGCCGGAGCGGGGTTCGGTGCTTCGGCAACAACTGCCGCGAGGCGTGTTACATCGCGCGACGCATGTACTTGAACGCAGCGATACCAACGATCACGACCAGGACCAGACCACCGATGGTGGCGGCGTCCTCACCAGCGGCAGTGATCGCTGCCGAGACCGGGGCCGGCACATCAGCGTGGGCCTGCTGGACCGCCAGAAAACCAGCGGCTGCGGCAGCGCCCAGGGAACGACGGAGGATGTGTTTCTTCTGCATCTGACTTACTCCTTAATTGAGTGCTTTTTTCAGCACGAGATACCCGAAGACGACGGCGAACAGGACCAGGGTTTGGTCCGAAAGCTCCTTTGCGTCCTCGAGAGTGATCCCCGGATCGTGGGGCACTTCGACGAGCGTGCCGGTGCACCGGAGCGAGCCTTCCGACTGCGTCCAGGTGCCATCGCACGCCACTAAATTCATCAGCGAACCGCCAGCCGAGAACGGCGAGCAGCAGCCGCACGGAGGCGCTCAAAGGCCCAGCCAGCGAGGAAGCCGACGCAGGCCACAGCAAGGCCAATCAACGCGTAATTGAGCATCCGAGCGCCCTACCCTTAACTGGCCTGAGAAACGGCAGCAGGCTTATTGGTGGTCACACGGCGAGCCTGGCGAGGATCGCAATCGAAGGTCAGGCGACCGTCCTTGACCTTGCAGGTGACGTCGCACTCGTAATTGCCAGCCGGGAGAACTTCGTCGCGCTTGGCGGCGTAGTAATCGAACATTTGTGGATAAGGAACGCCCGGAATATGCGCGAACGCTTCGCACATAATGTATTCATTGCCCTTGGCAGATACGCCGGACTTGGAAATGTTGCCGGTAGTTTCGATACAAATGGTCATAGCCATGTTTATTGCTCCTGGTGCGAGAAAATGAAGGCATCGCCTACGAATGGAGTTCCACGCTTGCGGGAAACAAGCTGGTACTTGCCTGCCTCGGGAAGTTTGGCGAGCAAGTCATCCAACTCGGTGATTACATTTCCCGAAGTCTTAAGCGACTTAATCTTTTCCTGCATTTGCGCGCGGGAATTGATCGGGCCGCCGAAGTAGTTATCGAACATGCTTTTCATACAGCCACCCTGCGAGTGGATTTATGAACAAGGCCGCGCTCGAAGAAGAAAGAAGGAATCGCCGCAGGCTTCGCTTCCAGGACGCGAATCATGGGAATGACATTGGTATCGTCGCGGCGATCACAGCGAATATTGATATCAATGCCGAACTCCATAAGTGCAGTCCGGTGACGGTAATAGGTTCCATTGGGGAGCATTTCTCTAAGGTCGTGACCTTGCTTCCACAGAACGTAAGTACCGCGAATCTTGTTCGGCAACTTCAACAGTTGCTCCGAATTGAGTTCAATTTGCTCTGACATATCAAGTTCCCCGATAAACTGGCGGTACAGAGCCCAAAGTGCCGCCGGGGTGAGAGAAGAAGCCATTTCAAGGTTTAACGCCTTGAGTTTTTTAGAGCGCAACCGAAGTTCAACGCGGAGCTTATTGTCTATCCACTGATAGATTTCTGGATATTGGTGAAACTCTTCCGGCAACTTATGAGAGCCACCGGAATTTATTTCGTCCGCTTTGCAATAACAAACAACAGACCAGTGAGTTGAGCCCTTACCAAAAGTAAGAGTGCCGCGATTATTTACAGGGCGGCCATGACGAGACTTGCACTTGAACTCGCCAGCACGAAGCCAGGCGCGAACATCGGCCCTGCTTGGAAGTTCGAACATTCGGTTGTAATCGACTCGGGTAACACGGTACTGCCCTGCCCTGACCTTCTGACGCTCAAAGTCAGTAGGCTCAAGCCCCACCAGGGCGCAGATACGCTGAAACGCATCCCAGACGAGGGATAGCAAGTCGTCAGAACCAACAAGGTTATGCCCCTGGAGCCATTTGCTCGGGTTGCCATCGATATACAGGTGGGTGGCACAACCTTTGCCGTCCCCGCCTACGCTTCGGATATGCATCGTGGAGTCGTGGGAGCCGCGAACGTGCATCTTGCGCGGGCTTTCCCACGCGACAGAGCCGTCAGCTTCAACGCAGACAACCGCCCCGCTGCTCAATGGCGCGTGGTGCAGTTCGATCATGGCCGCGATCCAGTCGATCATGCAAAAATCCGTCAAGCCCCCATAACTGGGTGGTGAAGCTACCGCATGTGAGAGATTGAACGCAAGCCTTATCCGGATGACATACCAACCGGATACGACAGTGACCAAAACACACAGGGTTAGGATCGATGGACGAAGAAGGCCACTTGAGCACCACAGACATGTCGATTGGCGAAAACATCCGCAAGCTCAGAGAACTCAAGGGCTTGAGCCAAAAAAAGGCAGCCGAAATGTGCGGGATAGCGGAGTCAACCTGGGCCAAATACGAGAAGGGCGAGACCATGCCAACGGCCAGCCCTATCCGGTTGATGGCGAAGGGCCTTCAGGTTTCGACCGATGAAATTTTGCTGGAAGACGACGAGCGGTCCATCCGGCAGGACCTGCGCCGGATGATGCAGAAGATCGAGGAGTTTCCGGAGCCGAGGCAGCAAGAGATCAAGCGCGCCCTAAAGGGGCATTTGATGGTGATAGAGCAAGAAGAGTGGGACGAGCAGTAATTCCCAAAATGGGAGGAAAGTCGGGTATCACCAGTACCCGACTTTTCGGCCCCGCAGCGACCGGACGCCACGCATGAACGAATGGATACTCGCCCTGCTCCTGGGAGGCTCACCAGAGCCGATTCTTATCGCTACCGGCTACGAGACAGCCGAGCAATGCGAAGCCGCAGGCGACCTCATGAAGGCCGCTGACGCAGCGGTCCGAAAAACATCGAAAAACTACTCCATCAGCTGCACAGAGCAGCCGCGCCAGGACCAGAAGTAACACCGGCTGGGCTAGACGGGCGAGTCGTTCCTCGGAGGTCTGGAAGCGCGCAATGCGCACCAGGAAAGGTGCCCTTTGATAGGCCGCGATGCGCGCAGCTGGGTGATCAGTGCGCGAGGTGGGATCGGAGCGTCGGAAACGACGGAGCCCCGCGAAGGGGCTCCCGAGTTGCTAGCAGTCAGTCCGTTCCTGGACGAATCCTGCAGGAAAATCTGATAGCAATTTTCGACCTGGTGCAGCAGCTGGTGCGCGCGAAATGCTAGCGGCGATATCCAGGGCGCAGCGGGTTGTCAGACTGGAACAGGTCCTTCTGCCCGGCGATCTCCACCAGTTGAGCGGCGGCCTTGTGAGCATCAGCAAGCACGCCCTGGTAGACGCCGACGGTCATACGGAGGCTTCGAATCTCCTCTTCCATCGCTTCGATGCGATCACGCTGTCGGATCATCAATTCGATGCCAGCGATGAACGCCTGACTACCAGTGCCACGTCCGGTGGCGAGCTTGGCCTGGCGCACCAGGTCCTCATCAACATCACGAATCGTCAGAAGCATGCCGGTTCTCCCTGCTAGCAATTTGCGTCCTGGAGCGAATGCACCAGGTCAAGAAATGCTAGCAGTTGACGGCCAGCAATTGCTAGCACTTTGTGCGCCGGCGCCGCGGATCCAGGAGCAAAACTGCTAGCAAGTTACCTAGATGCACCTGCTAGCAAATTCTGTCCTGGTGCTCGAGCTCGAGGACGAAGAACGCTAGCAATTACAAGTCGAGAATCTGACGGCAAAGCTCCTGGAGCTTCTCCAGGCGATCATCCAGAAGCTGCCCCTCGTGCACGAAATCGGCAGCCTGGGCCCTGAGCTTGCGCAGATCAGCGACAAGGTTCGGGTAGTCCTGGAGCACGTAGCAAACAGCCTGGAGCTGGTCGCGTGACGGCGAGTAGAGGGTGGCCAGTTCGACCAGGTGGTGCGGGATTTCGAGAGGGATCGGCGTTCGCATAATGGCCATTACGTTACGCGAGGCATGGAGGCTGCGCCATGTTCCATACCCCGCTCAACGTAACGCCG